TCTAATTCTAAGAATCTGTCTCTGTTGTCTACGTTCTTAATGTTTTTTATGTTGTAGTAATCGCTGTCGTACAGTATGCGGTAATTAGTACCTATATCACGCCTATAACGTATCGTAATCGCATGAACAGTTTTTTCTTGTACTTGACCCTGCCTATAGGTTTCTGCTCCTCTAAGGGGCTTTATATCAGCCCATAAATTAGTGAGGGTAGTCCATGCTTCCGTTAATCCACCACCTGCATCTCTAGTATTGGTTGGTTTTTGCAACTGTATTTCAAATCGCATCTTTCCAATGCTCATTATCCTACTGCCATTAAGTTGCTAGAACCCATACCCCCATGAACAACATAAGGTGCGTAGAGATTCTTCATTAATGTTGGAGCACCCTGCGCTTCATACATATCCCCTCTATGCTCATACATATAGGCTATGTGTTGCAACATACCTAAACGAATAGGCTCTGGAACTGTATAGGCGTTGGTGTACCCTGCCACATAAATAACTTCAATAGCGTTAGCCACTCGTAAGGCGGTAGGGAATGTTTCCCCTGTCCTTAGAACAACCCTTGAAGGCTCTCTAGCTGTATCAACGTAGTATTTACTAGCAGCCATAGTGGTAGCAGTATCAGAATCGTCATAAGTCTTAACACTGGTAACGCTTTGCACTGGTCCTTTAGGCAAGACAACGTAGTTCTTATAGTAGTTAATATCAGGTGCAGTTCTCATTCCTTCCCACAATGGGTTTTCTGTGTCCATAGCCGTATCTACATATAGAGTAATGGTCTGTTGCATGATGGCTCTATTCATGTGGTTTTCAGCAAACTGTCTAGCAGCCACAATCATAGGTTGTACCACCCTTTCATCAGTGGCGTCATCTACCCTTAAATATTCCTTAACCTCTTGTAAAGATAAAGGCTCTGCGGTTGGCTCTGTGCTTACTGTTATTCCTGCCATTAGATTATTACTCCTAATATACCTGAAGTAATAAACACGCCATACAATCCCCAAATAAGGTATTCCATACGAATAAAACGCTTAGAACCTGACTCTAGCCTTTTATCTAGGTTTTCATACCTAATAGCACATATCTGTTCGTGCAATTCTAAAGCACTAACATTACTGCTTGGTTTTATTGTCTCCTGCATCTTCTATTACCTCAACTTCTTCAGCTTCAGTTTCTTCTTCAGCTTTGTTGATTTCATTCTCTATGAGCCAGTCACTGCGTTTTTTTACGCCTGCAATAAGGTCGCCTAGTTTTACACTGTTTCTGCGTATAACTTTCCTTAACTGCTGTTCATCTTCTCTATCAGCTATTAAGTCCATATAAACTTCCTGACCTTCAGGTGAGAATGTAGAAGCATCTACATCTACTCTTTCACCTTCTTTCTCGTAACTGAACATAGGTGTTTTAGGTTCTTCTTTTGAATTATCTTTGGTATCTACCATGTTTTTCTCCTAAGTTAAAATTGTAGTTTAGCATCATATGTCAGCTATCTTCTAGTGTTTATTATGCATCCTCTTTTGGAAAACATTCTAAAATTTTTATTTACTTTCTTCTTTATCAGCTTCTTCTGTTCGTTGTTTTGCAGTTTTTACTACTCCAAGAGTAAAAGCCTGTTCTATTTGAGCATCTTCACCTGTCGCTAACGTGATACCTTTCTCATTGCAATGCGTCATAAGTAAATTAAGTATTTCTTCCTTCGCTACTTTTGCTCTAAAAGTAGCAGCGTTATCTACAAAGTCATCTGGTTCTTGTGCTATATATTCTAAACAACGATATTCTGTATCTGTTATTTCTAGTGTGATTTTTTTTGTCATTTTTTTCTCCTAATAAAGTAATGCAAATTCGTAATGGGTGTAATTAGCAAGATCCATTCCAAAGTTGTCGCTTAGTAAATTATTTGTTTTTAATTCAAACTGAAGGTAGTCATCTTTCGCCAATAATATTAGTCCACTAGCATTGAAGTAAACCCAAGCATTTGCAGCACGAGTGGAGTTGGATTCATAATGGTAAAGATAATGTCCTCCATTTTTATATATTCTATATGTCCAATATGCGTTGGCATGAAGACCATTGGTATAAAGATTTCCATGTACAGCATAGCGATAGATTCCTGCTACAGGAGCAGTAAATCTTCCATTACTTGTATCATACATACTGCCTCTATTGACAACTTCTCCTTGTGGTTTACAGGTAACTTGAGTCGCACCCGTTCCTCCAAAAACATATTGATACGCACCAGCTTCAGTATTAGTGCTATGAGTATATATTGCTACAGGTTGAGCGGGTTGCGTAACATGACCAGCTGCACTAACCAGTACATCTGCTGCACTTGTAGCATAATTATAAAGTCTAAAATCGTTAGTCGCCCCTCTATGATATACTTCCCATTTATTACTTCCATTTTCTCTAAAGAATACACCAGTATTTGCTGTGCTAGAATTACTATCTAATATTATTTGGTCGTCTGATGTTCCTGCAACATGGAATTTTGCAGCTGGACTGTTAGTTCCTATACCAACTAATGGACCATTTTTAACTACTAAATCATCACTCATTGTAGAACCACCAGAGAACATGAATCCTAATGAATCATTGACTCTCATTCTTCCTATAGTGCTTCCATTACCTTTAAATAATATTGCTGGTACTTGACTTCCTGCTGTAGTATCTAAATCTTCAACAACAATCATACAATCTTCATCAGATGTATCTGAATTACCCTCTATGTGTAATTTAGCATCTGGACTCGTAGTTCCTATACCAACATTGCCACCATGTAAAACTCTTACATGCTTAGTTGAACCATCTCCTGATAAAAATAATCCTCTATCATTATCATTTGAAGTTCCTCTATGAAATCCTATTTCTGCTGCATAAGAGTCACTTTCTGTACTCATTCTAATATTGGAGTACTGATTCCATGTTTGTGCAGAATTAAATAAATGTAATGTTTCTTGTGGACTCGCAGTTCCTATACCTACGTTTCCGTCTGATTGAATAGTGAGTCTTGAACCTGCTGCTATAGTATCTGTACCACTGTTGTCTTGTGTGAAGAAATTTATATTTGTTGGATAATAATTAGATGTGCCTGTGTCCCAATTTGCATCTGCATCAAATGAAATCTTTGCTCCTTGATATGGTGCAGAACCACCAGAGTCAGAACCCTCTGCACTTATAACTGCTATATCATCTCCTGAAACTATAGAGCCGTCTGTATGCCATAAAGATAAATCAGCAGGTGTATCGTTAGTACCTGCACTTTTGATTATTGCTGATACATTCAAAGTAGAAATGCCTGCTACTGACAACGTACTATCTAAAGTAGTAGCACCTGTTACATCAAAAGTTCCTGCTATGTCTATGTTGTTGGCTAATTTCGCAGAGGTTACTGCATTATCGGCTAATAGAGCAGTGGATATATTGCCATCAGCAATCTTAGCTGTGGTTACGTTGTCATCTACTATGGAAGCCGTTACTACTGCACTGGCAGCTAATTGGTCTGCTCCTACGGCATCATCTGCTATCTTAGCTTGTGTTACTTGGTCATTCCCTATATGGGCAGTATCAATAGAACCATCTACATAGTGTTCTGAGTCTATGGCATCATCAGCTATCTTTGCCCCTGTTACTGCGTCTGCATTTATGGCTGCGGTTTCAACAGCGTTATTTGCCAACTCAGCAGCAACAATAGTTCCGTCTGCAAGTTTAGCTGCCGTTATAGAGCCATCTACTATTTGTTCTCCGTATACTTTAGTGTTTGCCATTTTATTACTCTATTGTTTATTACGCCATGCTTGCTTCGTTAGCGGCTTTCTTAGCATTCTTTACTGTAGTAGTCCATACTGCGTTTGCTATTGCCTTTACTTCAGAAGACTCGCCAGATATGTCTGTGTCCGTGTGTGTCCATGAACTTCCATCATGTGATGATGTAACACACTCAACTACATGCCTATGAAAAGACCTTGTAAGTTCTTTACCATCTTCTTTGATAACTGTAGCCGTGCGAACTTGTATATTTTTATAGTCCCCAACAATTTCTATTTTATCTTCTACTATTTCTTTTGTTATTGCCATTTTATTTTCTCCAGTCTGTACCTAGAATCCACTAGGTATAAGGTTAATATTATGAGTAATTTTGTACTCGGTTACACTTGCGTGTTCTTTTAAAATCTGTTTCATTAGGTTGTTCTATATGTAACTGTGCAAGTTATATAAGAACTTGAACTTAATATATCTTCTCTATAATAAGGATTAGTCCCAGTAGAATTACTTCTAGCATAAAATCCTGTAGCGCTAGCACCTAAGTCTCCCCATAAAACAATACCATTTGCAAAAGTTGCTACTTCGTTTCCGCCAGTTGCATCTCCATCGTATAATCCTATATGTGCCATAGTAGCTGATACAGAAGTAAAAGGTAGTGTACCGAAAAATAAAGGGTTACTTCCTGTTGCGTTTGCATCACAATTAAACAAAAAAGTACAAGTACATATGTTTCCAACTTTTGTATATTTACCTAAAGAATTTTGTGTTGTTTGTCCTGTTACTGCGACATTAAAAGTACCTTCTTCATAATCGTCTAGTCTATTAGCTGTTGCTGTGTCCGAACCAAACGCTAAACCATTAGCATTCATGGATGCACTAACTTGACCTCCTCTAGCAGCAAAAGTAAAGTTTCTAA